TCTATATCCTAAAAAAGCAGGGTCGCATTGATGTTCCGACAGTAAATGGTCGGGAAGTTAAGGTTCGGTCTGTATCTCCGCTGGCTCAAGCCCAAGCAAACCAAGACATCTCTAGCGTTGCCCGTTACTTGCAGTTGATTGGTCAGACCTTTGGGCCTGAGATGCTGCAAATGCTGATTGATTCTGAGAAAACTGCTATTCACCTAGCTAAAAAGTTTGGTGTGCCGGAAAGCTTGATTCGCGATGAAGATCAGCGTAAGCAGATAGCTGCAATTGCGCAGCAGATGGCGCAACAGCAGATGCAACAGCAACAATCGGGAATGCAAGTTGGTCAGCCACCCCAAGGTTAACATCGGAATAGATAGTTTTACACGTTCTCACGTTGAGGATGTAAAGATCAGCCAGCATATCGCAGAGATTTTCTCTTCTCCTACGGGAAAGGAAGTCCTGCGATATTTGCGTTCTATCACCATTGAAATGGTGAGTGGACCGAACATAAGCACAGACGAACTACGCCACTTGGAGGGGCAGCGATACATCGTTGGCCTTCTTGAGCGCCGTATTGATCATGCACACAGGAGCAAACAATGAGCGAATCCCTTTTGAGCGAAGAAGCAGAAGCCGTCGAAGTTGCCCCGCAAGCTGAACCAGTTGCCGAGGCTCCGAAAGCAGACAGCCGCCCTGAGTGGCTACCTGAGAAATACAAAAGCCCTGAAGAACTGGCAAAAGCCTATAAGGAACTAGAGGGCAAGTTTGGCAAGAAGGAAGAAGACCTTCGCAAGAAGGTGCTAGAAGAACTAAATGCCGAAGCCTACAAGGATCGCCCTGCTACTGCTGGCGAGTATGAACTGCCTGACTTTGTTATTGAAGAAGAGGCGCTGCAAAGTGATCTTCTGAAGTGGTGGGCAGATCACTCCTATGAGAACGGCTTCTCTCAGAGCGAGTTTGAGAAGGGCATTGAGATTTATATGAACTCTATGCCTTCTGGTCCTGATCTAGATCAGGAGCGTGGCAAACTTGGCGACAATGCAAACCAGCACATTGAAGCTGCATCCATGTTTGCGACCAAGTTTTTCCCAGCGGAAACAATGCCAGCAATTGAACGTCTTTGCGAAAGCGCAGAAGGCATTGTTGCCCTTGAGATTATGATGGAAGCGATGAAAGACGGCAGTTTCTCAGGCGCTGCCAACCCAGCAACGGGAAGTTCTGAAGCAGACTTAAAAGCTATGATGAAAGATGAGCGTTATTGGAATGTAGCCAAGCGCGATGAAGCCTTCGTCAAGCAAGTAGAGGCTGGCTTTAAGAAAATCTATGGCTGATTGCATCATAGAATCTAGAGGATTAAAGCTTGTGCCGTTTGAAGAGCGGCACATTCTCCCATTCATCCGCAACCTTAGCACAGAGAACCTTAGAGAGTTTGAAACCCTCTATAAGATTTCTCCACTTGAGGCGCTCTATGATCTTGGCCCAGATGAATTGGTCTTCGTTGTAGAGAAGGATTCAAAGCCAATCGCTATGACAGGCATTATTCTCCAAGACGATTCTGGAATGATGTGGGCGCTGTTCTCTAATGATCTGCGCAAGAATTGGATCAGCTTTGCCCGCGCTTCTGATTTGTTAATCCAGTTTTACCACTCAATGAGAGAAACTCTTTACTCAGAAGTGTGGACTGAGAATGAAATGATCCATCAATGGCTGGCCTATCTTGGCTTTGAGCCAGAATGTTTTATAGAAAAAGAAGATGGACAGTCCGTTATTCGTTTTGTGCGTTGTCAATCTGACTCAGAATATGTTCAAGCTGAATCACTACGGCCCGTGCTGCACTGAGAGGCCCGCAAGGATACCCTCGACGAAGTGAAAAGGCGGATACCCGTCCAACCGAAACCTCATATGGACCTTGAAAATGGCAAACACAATTGACCAAGCCTTCATCAAGCAGTTCGAGTCTGAAGTTCAGATGGCGTATCAGCGCATGGGTTCCAAGCTGCGGAACACCGTTCGCACGTCGAATGTAACTGGCTCAACCGCTCGATTCCAGAAGATCGGCACTGGCACTGCTACCACCAAGTCGCGTAATGGCAACGTTACTCCGATGGAATTGGCACACACCACTGTCGAAGCAACGATGGCTGACTTCTATGCAGCCGAGTATATCGACAAGCTCGACGAAATGAAGATCAACATCAACGAGCGTCAAGCTGTTGCTCAGTCGGCTGCTGCCGCTCTGGGTCGTAAGACTGACGAACTGTTGGTAACGGCAATGACCGCTGGTGCAAGCGCCACTGTCATTTCTTCGACGAGTGCTGCTCTGACTAAGGCCAACTTGTTGACCTTGTTCGAGACGCTGGGCATTAACGAAGTTCCTGAAGATGGTCAGCGCTACTTGGCGATGAACCCTCAAGGGTTTGCAGACCTGTTTGCTATCACTGAGTTCGCTTCGTCGGACTACGTTGGCCCGCAGAACCTGCCCTTCGCTGGCGGCATGACCATGAAAGAGTTTCTTGGTCTGAAAATCTTCTCGACCTCGGCTATCACTGCGGGCATGAACCTCGCATACCATACCAATGCCGTTGGCCTTGGCGTGAATGCGGACGTTACGACCGAAGTGAACTACGTCCCAGAGAAAGTCTCTCACTTGACTACCTCTATGATGTCGATGGGTGCTTGCGTTATCAACAGCGCGGGCGTCTACAAAGTCCGCGACAACAACACTTAATAGGGAGCAGATAGAATGGCTTATACCCCCGCATCCCTGACTCGTTTGGCTGGCGCTTCGAATGTTTCGTTGTGGCACTACTCGACGGAAGATACAGTTGCAACTGTAAATACCAGCGGCTACTTCAATGACGCTACTGCTATGCTGCGACTGAATGATGTAATTCTTTGCATCTCCTCTACGGGTGGAACTCCCGTAGTATCGCAACTCTACGTCAACTCCAACTCTAGTGGCGTTGTAGACGTTACCGATGGCGTGACTATCACTGCCACCGACACTGACTAAAAGGAGAAGGGGGGCTTCGGCCCCCCAACTTACACATGAGCGTAGCAAACACGGCAATCAAAGTATGTTCCCGCGCATCTATTCTGATGGGCGGTTCTCCTATTTCTTCCTTTGCGGATGGGACTGTCGAGTCGGATGTTTGCGATGCAATGTATGAAGACGTTGCCCGCTCTTGTTTGACCAATACCCGTTGGCGTTTTGCCACCAATCAAGCAACGCTGACCCTGCTTGCAACTGCTCCAACTGGTCGCTTTGATTCAGCCTATCAACTTCCATCTGGAATGCTGATGCTGAATGCACTTACGATCAATGACTTCCCAATCGAGTATGACATCTACGGCGACAAAGCTTATTGCAATGCCGTTTCCCAAGATGTGGTAATTGCTGATTACATCTTCCGCGCTGATGAGGCTAACTGGTTGCCCTACTTTACGATTGCCGTAGAGTTTTCAATGGCATCTGTTCTTGCTGTATCCGTTGCGCGTGATGCTCAACTTGCTTCTCTGTTCGAGCAGAAGGCAAGTATGTATTTGATGCAAGCGAGGCGTCTTGATTCTCAGCAGCAGACCACCCGCAAACTCAATACTTCGAGGTTTATCTATCAAAGGCGCACCTAATGCAGAAAGTTCGTATTCCTATTAACAGCTTTCAGTATGGTGAGGTCAGTCGTTCTGCTATGATGCGGACAGACAGCGCCATCTATAATGCGTCTGCTCAAAGCCTTAAGAACATGGTCATTCTTGCTGAGGGCGGCGTGGCAAAGCGCAGGAGCCTAAAGCATTTCTACCGCTTTGACATAACAAAAGACACGACTAAGACGTTTCAGTCTTACATTGTCCCGTTTGTTTTCTCAGATGATGAGCAATACCTAATCTCAATTGAGAATGCAAAGGTGCGCTGCTTCCGTGTTGAGGCAACAGCAGTTACCTTGGTCACTACATTGACCGCAGATACTCTTAGCGCGGCGCTGCCGTTTGATGATGATTATCTGCATCAATACACCTACAGCCAGTATGGCGATGTGATGTTTATCTGTCATCCTTTGTTCATGCCAAGGATGCTGATCCGCACTGGCCTGACTTCCTTTGTCATTACGCCCTATACGTTTGATAAGCGGGCAGACAACAAAGAAATCTATCAGCCTTATAGCCAGTTTCATGCTGAAAACGTAAGCCTTGATCCAAGCGCAACGAGTGGTAGCGGCGTAACCTTCACCACAAGCACCGCCTACTTCGATACAACTGGAGCTGTGGTGAGCGGAAGCTATCCCGACTCAAAGCACGTTGGCGTTGTTCTTCGCTATGGTGAAAGTGAAATCACAATCACTAGCGTTCAGTCTGCTACTCAGGTAACTGGAACAATTGTAGATACTCTGCGTGTTCGCTTAAGTATCATTGATCCCCTGCGAACAATTGATGGCAGCACCACAGTTGAAGTTACTCATATTGACCACGGCTTTTCTGGCGGCGAGTCAATTACAATTGAAGGCGCTTCTGCTGTTGGTGGCATTAACGCAAACCAAATCAATGGCGCTCGGACTGTTGGTTCAATCATTGATAAAAACACTTACACAATCACGGCTGGCACTACGGCAAACCAATCCATTGATGGTGGCGGGCTTGTTAAGGTTGTGACCCATGCCCCTACAGATTATTGGGATGAGCAGTCTTACTCGGCTGTTCGCGGCTATCCTGCTGCGGTTGCCTTCCATGAAAATCGCTTGGTCTTTGGCGGGACTATCGAAGAGCCTGATACGCTATGGTTTAGCAAGATTGGACACTTCTTTAACTTTGATGTTGGCACGGCTGCTGACAACGAGTCGTTCAATCTTGTTGGCGCAACGGGTGACGTTAATGAAATCCGTTACATTGTTTCAAGTCGTGATCTGCAAATCTTTACCGATGCTTCTGAGTTCTATGTCCCTGCCTTCTTGAACCAATCCATCACTCCTGCAAATGCGCAGATCAGAAAGCAAACTCCCTATGGGACTCAGTTTGTTACTCCTACTCCTATGGATGGCGCTACTCTCTTTTCTCAGCATGGTGGTAGTGTGCTGCGTGAGTATCTCTACACCGACACTGAGAATGCCTACACCTCAACTGCTGTATCAACGGCTGCTTCGCACATCCTGCAAAACCCTATCGACATGGATGTTGTTCACGGCGCATTTGACGGCGCTGAATCCTATGCTGTGGTGGTAACTAGCGATGCAAACGCTGCTGTCTTTGGCTCTAACCGCGCAGAGAAGCGGGCTGGCTGGGTTAAGTGGACAAGCTGTAATGGTTTTGGATCAGTGACGGCTGTAGATAACCGCCTCTTCGCTACGATTTGGGATGGTGCTTATCTGAAGCTATGCGAGTTTGCAGAAGATGTAGGACTAGACAGCTATATAGAGAGTGCTGGTCCTACTATCTCAACATCTAGTGTGTTCCCAGTAGCCACTGTGGTTAAGGTTGTGGGACGCGCAACAACTAATGGGCGCTTGGACTACCTTGGGACCAAGACTGTGAGTGCTGCATCGACCATCAGCGTCTCTGAGTTCACGGGATATTCCAACTTCTATGTCGGGCTATCTTTTCCAGTTGAGATCATTACTAACCCGATTGATGTAGCGGCGGCAAATGGTCCGCGCACTGGCGACATTCGTGGTGTTTGCAGCGCCGTCCTTGATCTAAAGGATACGCGCTCTGTAACAGTAAACACCCGCCCGCTAGTAACAACTGCGGCATTTACTGGCAAAAAAGAGTTTCGCCTTAATGGCTTTAGCCGTGATCCGCAGATCACTATTAGCCAAAATGATCCATTGCCGCTTCAGGTGAACGGCCTAATTGCGGAGTTGATATTCTAATGGCACTCCCACTTCTATTCCTAGCCTCAAGTTTAATCTCAGCAGGGGCCTCTGTTGTTGGTGGCATTAGCGCAAACAGGACAGCCAAGTTCAATGCTTGGCAGTCTGAGTTTGCTGGTCGCCTTGAAGGCTTTAACATTGAGACTGAGCGCAAGCTAAACATGGCTGAGGCTGCGCAACGTCACAATGATCGTCTCGAACTCTATCGTGAGAACCTCTCAGCAAACATTGCTACATTCTCAGCAGCGGGTCGTGACATTGGTGGCGCTGATCGAAGCGTTGCTGCTTTCTTAGCCCGACAGGAAGAAGTTGCTGCTGGTGATACATCACGTTCTGACTTCATGGCACAGATTACCTCTCAGAAGATGCAAGCTGAGTCTATGTCTGCCATTGCAGAGGGGCGTCAACGCGCTGCGGCTCAGATTGCAGAGGGCAGAGGCGCAATGCTAAGTTCTGTTGTTGGTGCATTTAGCACAATTGCTGGTGGTCTAAACCAATACAACCAAATTAAAACAGGTCCGCTGTTTAAACCTCGCCGCACAGTCGCGGGTTCTGAAAGGTTCTAAGAATGCCAGTTATCCGCGAACGGAAGAGTTTTGCAATCGGCCCCATTGGGGTTGCTCGTGTATCTGCTGGTGTTGCTGGAAGCAATGCCGCTGGCACAGTGGCTAATGCGGTGGCAGATAGCGCAAACCAAATGGCGGATATGT